CTATCGCATACTGAGTGAGGGGGGTTCGCAGCTGCTTGAAGGCGACGCCAGGGTGCAACCGCTTGAGTTCCCATATCTGGACGGTGGATTTGTCCAGGGCCATCTCCATACCCCGCGAGCGAAGCCCCCGCTTATCAATTGTGGGGGGGTTCCCCAATGGGAAAGGTATGGGTGGGGGCTAACGAGCCTGGGCGAACCATTACAAGTGGTTCCGTATCTGGGCGGGTGGGTGGAAGGCCACAATGAGAGGATTAAGAACCGTTGAGGTCGGCCCAGAGTCGGGTTGAGGGACATGATACCGGAGATTACGCTGGGTTTCGTGGTGCTCAATCTCCTGGTGACCATCTGGGCGTTGAGAATCATGGTGCTTGAAATCCAAACGGGCATGGGACAGCTGGATTCAGCCCTGGCAGAGGCAATTCAGAAGGTGGTTGAGGGGGGTGGCCTTCTGGACTTTGAACCCGTCAATCCAATTCAGAAAGCATTGGCTGATATGCTCACAAATCGGATAACCCAGGGCGGCCCTATCGAGGTTCAACAGCGATCGCTGGACGGAAAGTTCTCTGGGCCTGAATGACCGGAAACCGGAAACGAGCTGAGCACTGCAGTTGCATCTTTTCGACCTTTTGCGGAAAACAAGTATCATAAACCGGAAATCACCCCACCTGGCCCGATGGCCCGACGCAAAGGCAAGAAAAGGTCGAGACGACGCAAGACCTTCTCCATGCTGAATGCCCTTGAGGCGTATGTCTATGCAACCATTCTAACTGAGGGTGTCGCCGGAACATCACCCTATGGATTCATCACCGGAGCCGCCGACATCGGCATGAAGTCAATCGGCGGTTCGCCTGGGATGAGAGAAGCCTCAACGAGCATGACTCTTGTCGGCGCGGGGCAAATCTCTCTGGGCGACATCATCTCCCAGCCCGACCTCGCTCTGGGTCAAATGGCCCAATCGTTCCAGGCAAATCTCGCGCCGATGGCGATAGCAGCGTTCGGAACCTCAATCACATTCCGCATCGGAAAGCGACTTTTGAGAGGCCCAATATCGAATATCAATCGCAATATCGTCAAGCCCGCGCTCGGTGCTGGGATAAGGCTGTGAAATTATGGCTGATGTGAATTGCTACGGGTCGCTAATCTCAACGAGAAGCACTTGCGTTCCACTTCTGAACACGGCTCAAACCGAAGCCTCCCAGGAGGAGACAAAAACGGACAGCAATTTCGTTGGCTCCCAGCAGACAGCTGGAACCTTTGCGAGTCAGCAATTCGGACAGTTCGTTCTTGCTAAGGCGGGCATTGTTTGCGAGAACGATATGACCTTTGCATTCATCATGTCGGCGGGCAAAATTAAGGCCGCTTTGCCTATGGGGTCTGGGATCGCTGGTGGTTCTCAAGGACTCCCTGCAACCCTCCCATATCCTAAGCCATTACTCCCTGGAGATTCCGTCCAGACAATGGCGAACGCTACCAGCGACAGGCAAGCCGCCGTGAGTGTTGCTTGCACCTCTGGGGAATACCATGTGTTTGAAGTCACAGCGTCTGGTTCTGGAGAACATGAGTTCATTTCGGTGCTGGACGGCCAGGGAATTGGGACGACTTTGCAGGGACGCGTAATTTCTCATTGGTTCGCTCTGTCGGGTAATAACGACGCAGAATTGACCAGCCCCGTCTATCTTCTTGACGGCTCTGGAGTTCCCCAGGCTTCTGTTTCATTTACCTCATCAGGAGGGGCAAAGGCGGCGGTGTTTCAACCGACTCAAGCAAGGGTTGCACTCAACAGCAGGTTGGTCTATCGCACCGACGCATAGGTGGGATAGCATGGCGATAAGCAAGAGAGCCAAAGCGCGGTTCAGACTCATGTCGGCGGGAGAGAAGGCCACCGTCAAGAAGGCGGCAAAGACTCTGTTCGATGCTGAATTATTGGGTTCTAAGCGAGCCTCTGAGATAGTGCGGTGGGCAGAGAAGCGGTGATGCCCCCATGCACAAGTATGGAACATTCATAATCGCCACCGGAGAGATACCGGCGGGTTCGGATGCGGCCAAATTATTCCCGTTATTCTCCGCCCCAGGGGTCGCTGTTGAGATTCATTTCATTCAATATTATGGGGGAGACTCTGGAGAGTTCGCGCAGTTGATACTTGTTCCACCGACCACGCCCATTAACGGGACAACCGGCCCCTCAGATATACCTGGGACGATTGCTTGCACACCTCCAGAGTATATGTTTGGAACGCTCACGCAAGACAAACCTGGAGTCATGGGGGCCGACAATGGAGGGAGGGGAACCGCATTCACCCAGAGGTTCGTCGTTCCACCTAACTATCAGGTCGCCATCATGCAAGACACAGCAAACAGCGTAGCCTGGACAGTCACCGTTGGGGGCTTCGTCTTAGATGCCTAAAGCCGCCCCAGACCAGATAATAATTCACAGAATCGAGTTCCAAGAAACGGAACGCCAGATGCTCCAGGACTTGACCACAGTCTGGTCATTCAACCGAGTCATGGAGCCTCTGGTTCGGCTCATCAACGATAACACCACGCTCCTTCTCATTCTGTCCGGCATAGCGGCATGGCTGGGCTTCACCTACATTCCGCCCGCCCTTGAGGACGCATACGGACAGATACAGGAGTTCCAGGAGCAGCTGTCGAATGCAATTGAGCAAGGCACGATTTACAAAGAGCGCATAGACCTGGTTGGGTCGGCTGTGAAGCGTGGGCCTCTCTGGGGTCTGGTGGATATGATAGAGGCATTCACCGGCACGAACATTCCCGACTTCGGGGGCGGCTATGAGCCAGGAGCGTCCAACGGTGGCGGGGGCGGATTCTGAATCCAGCGATCGCTGGACGGTTCAAGCTGATTCCGCCGAAATCGTGCCTCTCTCCCCCCACACTTGCGGGTCATTTAGGGGTTAATGTGCTCGTTAAAACGCCGAAATCAAGGTAATTCGTATGTTTCTCTCGGATTTACCCGAACCCATGTTCCATCTGGGCGTTGCATTTCAAGACGGGATTGACCCAGGGACGGATGGCGTTTCAAGTCCTCTCGCGCTCGCAATCGGAACAGCGCACCATGACGGGCTAAGTCCCTCACATCAATTGACTCCTGGAGGGCGGCGGCGGTGTTGAAATTGCCTCTGTCGAAACCGGCCTCAAGGTGCTCCCGAATCTCACGATGTCGGCGGGCGTATGTGTTCCGCATTCTCTGTTCAATCTTGACGGTGTGAGGGGGGCGGTAGTGTGGATATTCATTCACGACGACTTGCCTCTGTCGGCCTCCCTTTCGGTCTTCTCTGTCGAGCACCACGCGGGCGCGATACTCGCACCCCTGGGCTTTGCAGGTTGAATCAATTCTGAGGGTGTGGGTTCGGTAATAATTCCAATGCTCGCACCTCTTACATTTCCACAATCCATGCCGAACGCTCCCCGTCCAGCCGTAGTCCTTAGCCATCTCTGGGAACCTCGCTCAGACTGTGCTTGATGCCTACGCGGGTAATGTAGCAATCCTCACTTTGAACCTGGGCGACGGCCACGAAGTCTGGACAGTCAAAGACAATTTTGCAGAAGCGACAACGCAATTTCATTTGTCTCCCTCCATCTCAGACACACACAATGTATCGTTGTGAATGCCCCCATGTGCAACCATGAGTATTCTGGTCTTTCCAAACCCTCTGGAATTACCCATTCCCATTGATGACCAACCGAAGGAGAGCACGACTCCCCCTGGCTTGATGACTCGCTGAATCTCATCTTTCACAGCCGAGAAGAAGTGTCGGGTCTGGGTCAAAGAGAGAGCCATTCCAACCCCCTCATAGCACTCCTTGAGTTGCCTCAGAGAATACGGCGGGTCATACAGGACAGCATCAACCGAGTCGCTCTCAAATGACCTCAGAAAGTCGAGCGCGTCCATCTGGTAATCTGTCTCACAGCTGGGGTTGAGGTCATTGGTCACATGGGCTATTTTGGAATAGCCCGCGAACGGGTCTATGACGAGTCCTCGCGCCAGGCGTTCATCTCGGCTCAGTTCTTCATCAACCCACCATGAGATTGCTGGGATTGAGAAAGTGTCCCGACACGGCATAGCCCAGACTCGCTCAATCTTCTGTTCGGTATGGTGCATAGACCAATCACGATTTCCAGCACCAGCGATCTCGGTCATAAGTCCAGACTCCCCGTTATTTCCAGAGCAATCTGGGTGCTCCCTTGAATCTCTTTCATGGTCGCAATCGCGTCCTTCAAACACTCATCGAACCGAGCAATCCCCGACCCGTCGAATGAATCCGCGACCCTATCCCAATAGACAATCCGTCGAGGCGTATTGACTCGGCCAATGTGAATGGTCTTGCCCTGGGACTTTGCCTCCAGAACGAGTTCCCAGCATCGGGTCGAGTCCCGAAATGAATCAGTCCCACCGACGAACAGACATTCAATTTGATTCCAGGGAACCAAACCGAGCGTGGCCCCATCCTGGAGCACATAGGCGCGTTTGTCGGTCAAGTCGAGCCTTTGCACCCAATGGTCAAACAACGCGCTTGTTGAGGCCGCATCACCCACTACATCGGGCATAACTATCCAATCGCAGAGGGGGTCTGTCGCGGCGGCTGTCGCCATGCGCTCAAAGGTGTCTGGGTCAAACCGTGTGAAGGCCCCATTATCCAGCCCGTAATGGATATGTCCGAGGGTGTCTATCGCATACTGAGTGAGGGGGGTTCGCAGCTGCTTGAAGGCGACGCCAGGGTGCAACCGCTTGAGTTCCCATATCTGGACGGTGGATTTGTCCAGGGCCATCTCCATACCCCGCGAGCGAAGCCCCCGCTTATCAATTGTGG